GGAGTAAATATCCTCACCCAAGAGCTTATTCTCAGGCAGTAATTCAAAGAAGAACCAAGGTTTAGGCATAGAAGTTAGTGTCTGCTTACTAATTAGCATGACTCCACAGCCAATGCCATCTGCCTTTTGTATACCTTTTTTATTCTTAGAAGATATTTGCTTCCAGTTGCAAGTGCCATCTGCCTCGATCTCTAGTGTCTTAGCAGTAGCTTTGACTGGTGTAGAGCGAGTTGTTGCATTTACCCCAATAATCCCCTTGTCATGGCTTAATAGCCTCTCTAGAGTGTCTTTAGGGAATCTCATATCAGCATCAATAAACAGGACATAATCTGCGCCTTCTTCTAGGGCTGACTCCACCATATTATTTCTTTGGTCAAATATCAGAGTACCCATAGAAGTGTAGAGATTTACTTGGTGTTCTGTGTTTCTTGCTACATGATTGACCATTCGAGCTAGGTCAAAAGCTGTTCCTACTTCCATCTGTCCTCTAGCTGGGATGCAGACTGCGATAGTAGCCATTAGATTTGACCCCCTCGAGTTCTAAATATTCGATTATCAGGATCATTTAACCATCTTTTTAGTGCTGGCATATCAATGACTTGATAGCCTTTCATAATATTCTTCTTGTTTAAATCACCAATAATCTCTGGTGGTATACAAGCTATATGATTCTTAGGATCGTATGGAATATCTCCCCATCCCTTAGAGCCACTATTCTCTTTATAAACTTGCTTGGTAGCTTCAGCAAAATCGCTTAGATCTAGCTTAGTTTCAATGATAAGACCGCCTTCTCCATCAGAGTAAGCAGTTTTATTTTCTCCAAAATCACCTAGTAATTTTGACAATTAAATCTCCAAGAAATGAGGATGAGTTTCCCCACCCCCAATTCTACTCACTTATTAACTTGCTGACAAGTCAAATACACCGCCATGAGCTGCTTCGTTCTTAACTTCAAGAGTTAATTCAGCCAAGATTTGAGTCTTTTCTGAGTCACCTGATTTAGCCAAGTCGATAGTCTGGAATGGGCGCAAATATGCTAATGCTGCATATTCAGGATCAAGTACCAAAGCATCACGAGTACGCATGAAACGGTTAGGAACAATGCTGATTACACCAAAGTCTGACTGATAAAGATCAGCACCGGCTAGGATTGTGATTTCACCAGCAGTAGTGCTGTTGTAACGGTGTTGTGCCAAACCTGTAAAGCCTGAAACAACTTGCTTCAATGCTGGAGAAACCATCAATACTGATGGAGTACCACCTGAAGTAAACACTTTAGCAACTACATCCTTAAGCATAGACTCTTGGAAAGTACGAGTTGTACCATCTGTACGAGTAGATACACCGATAGTTGTAGGGTCTGCACCAGCAGTTGTACCAGATCCTTTGTTTGTGTTTGTCTTGATGTAAGACAACAATGAACCCATAACACGAGCAGCAGAGCTTGAACCAGCAGATTGACCTTGGTTAGCTGTGATGATACCTTCGATGTCACGCTTTAATTCAGCAGAAGCCTTGGCTAACTGATAAGCCTTCTCAGACTTACGACCAGCCTTGTCTACAGCTTCCAAAGTACCAGAAACTTGCACAGTCTTACCAACGATCTGTGTGTAGTTACCAATACGAGTTGTTGCTGACAAAGTTGCAGCAGTAGCATCAGCACCTTCAACTAGTGCATTGCTTGTGTTTACAGATGCCAAAGCATCAGTCTGCCACTCATGGTAAACAGCTTTAGCAGATGTTTTACCAATAGAGCTCATAATGGGCGTATCTTGTGGTGAGATATTGTATATAACATCACTCAAGTCTTCTCTTGCACCAACTGCATCATATCTTGTAAATGTAGGCATTTCAAATTTCCTTTAAATAAATTTTTCAAAAAGTTTAGCTGCATCTGACTTCTTGCCAGTTTGCTTGAGTCTTTGCATCTGTTTCTTGGTTGCATCATTCTCAGCATTTACCTGACCGCCATTTCCAGCCCTTAATACTTTAGGAGCAGACTGCACTTTCTTTACAGCATCAGTCTTACCCTTCATTAGTTTTTCATACATCATTGCATTGTAGAGAGTCTTAACTGCTCGAGAGTCATACACTTGGCTTAGTTCTTCATCGCTAAAACCGACAGATTTGGCATAGGTTCTAATATCTTTCCTAGCTATCTCGGCTTTGGCTTCATCCCTAAACTCAGGAATCATCTCCCTCAGTTTTACTGCTTCTTGCTGCAAATGACCTTGCAGAGCTTGCTGTCTGTCAGACTCTTGCTGTTGAGCAATCTTCTGTTTTTCAGCTCGAACTGCTTGCAATTGCTTCTCTTTCTCTGACCTTTCAGCTATCTTAATCGCATAACCAATGGGGTCATTTTCCCTTAGTTCTGCTAAGTTTTCCTCTCCCTGATCTTGGGCTAGTAACTTCTCGATAACTTCTAGTCTTTGAGCATAAGTATCTCGCAACTGCTTGGCTTCTTCGATTCTCGCTCTATCGGCTTCAACAGCCTTGCGAGTCTCAGCTAAAGCCTGAGTTTTCTTTGTGTAATCTTTTGTGCGACTGTAACCTTGTTGAAGTTCCTCTAAGGTGACCTCAAGTTCTTCATTGTCTACTTTGACTTTGAATCGCTGGGGTTCTTCGGTTTCTTCTTCTTGGTATTCAGTTTCTTCTGCATTTTCATCTGTGTAGTCCTCTGTCTCAGATTCGGCTGAATATTCAACTTCTTCTGATTCTTGCTGGTCTACCTCTGGTTGAGCTTTCGCTTCCTCAGTAGGTGAGTCCATCAAAGACAAAAATGCACTAGCTGCTTCGTTTACACTAACACTTCCATTTGGATTGGTGTTTTCACTCATTGTTATTACCTTTTAGGGTAGTTAAAGAATCTTCCACTTTTTAGCATTAATCTGCTTATCGTCTGCGATAGCTTGGATTGATGCCTCAAATTCCTCAATAGCTCTTAGTTTGATTAAAGACCTCTCTCGAAAATCTACATCATCTTCAGAACTATTAAATATGTTGTTTTTATACAACAGTTTTTGGTTTTCCACAAGCTCCATGAAAAACTCATCTGTTAAATAGGTGTTTGCTCTTTCAGCTTTGTTCATAGGACATTCGGTATATTAGCTGTTGGACTTAACTTAGCACCAATTTGCATAGCCTTCAACTGAGCTTCATATTCAAACTCTTGTTGCTTGAGAGCCATCTGCTGTTCAAACTTCTCTCGCTCTAACTGCATCTGAGCTACTGCCTTCTCTCTAGCCAATTGCATCTCTGCTTGAGCCTTCATCTGGTCAGCTTGGATTTGAGCTTGAACTTGAGCCATATAAGCCTGAACCTGTGGATCTTGTTGTTCTTCCTGTGGTTGAGCCATCATCTGTAACTGCTCTGGGCTAATCTCTTTGAAGAACTCGCTTGAGTCTTTAAAGCCAGCAGACTCGATAAATCTACCCAAAGTATTGCGATACTGCCCTAGGTCTACCAATGGGTTATTAACTCCAATGGTCTTTAGGATTTCTTCTTGCTTACCCAGAACCATAGCAATCATAGTCATCTGCTCTTGTTTGTTACCTGTTCCAAGACCTACATTGATAGACATATCGAACTGGTTAGTCCACTCTCTAGGATCAATAGAGACATATTTGCCTCGTAAGCGAATCACTCTAGCCTTGTCTTGGTACTTGCACAGAAGCTGTAGAATCTTCTGGAACAGGTCTTTTACGCCAGTTTCAGCAAAGATTCGAGCAATCAATTCAATCCTACCTGCTGATGCTGATTGCATAGCTGCTACTGCTGTTGCTGTAGTGTTTTGTAGAATGTCTGGGTTTAAGCCTTGTTGAGCATCATTGACACCAGTTCTCTTAGTCTGAACTACATCCAAATACTCAAGCAATGGGAATGACTGTGCAGCAGTAGCCGGAACTGTCAAAGGAACTACAGCATTAGGGTTCTTCATGCGAACCACTCCATTAGCTGTAACGGTTAGCAAGTCATCTAGGTTTACTTGACCTTCAACAACACCCATTCTAGGGCTGTTAGTCATATACATATTATCTAGAATCTGTCTTGTAACAGTAGACTTAATTAACTGGATGTCCATTGACCTATCAGCCAAGCTATGACCAAAGAACTTGTGTGGCATAGGAATAGGGCAGATTGAGCAGAATGGTACAAAGTCAATCTCTGTATCATCTAGAATCTCGCTACCTGCATAGAATACCTTGCGCAACTCAGCAATGCCATCTCCATCCATATCGACCTTGAGATAGCACTCATACACTTCAATATCTTCCATTGCTGGATCGAGTGTGCTGTTGTTTACATCAGGGTTCTCACCATTGCTAAAGCGAGCAACTCTTTCCTGTGTGTAAGTTAGGTCAGACCAACTTGGTAAGTCATCAACAATCTTCTTGTTAAACCCCATGCCAATCAATTCAGAGCGAGTAATTAGCCTTCTATGAGCCACAAATGGAGAATCACCAATAGTTCTAGCCTTCTTAGAGATTAAGAACTCCTCTGGTGGGACATTCTCAATAACTACTTTACCTGTCTTGTTTGTCTTTTTGACTGTGACATTGTATGAAAACATTGGCACAATCATGCCTGTCATTGGGTCTTGGTAAGAATCTACCTCAATCTGCTCTTGCTTAGATACCTCGATAGAGTCATCAGACAAAAGCATTGTTAGCTCTTGCTCATTTAGGTCTTGATACTTCTCTTTAGTGACATTTACTACTTCATCCCAATAGACCTTGATGATGCCATTCTTCTGTAGCAAGGCATCCTTGAACCAAGTGTGCATCAAAGATACACCATCATTGTCTCGGTTCATTACCCAGTTTACATACTCTGTAGCCTGTACAGCCTTTTGCTCATCATCAAATGATCTAGGCTCAAAGCGCACCATCTCGTCAGACTGAGTAAAAATCCTTAGTAATTGTGGCAATGCACCATCAACTACTTCAGCAACTTCACCAGTAACAATCTGAGAGCGACCTTCTACTTCGTTACCATACGGTTCACGGTTGTAGTATTCAATAGCCTTTGAACGCTCATCAGTAGTGTCTGTTTGAATATAGCCCAGAGAGTTATCAATCTCTGCATCTAGTATTCCTTTGAGTTTTTCTTGATCCATTAGACGATCCATTTAGTGTTAATTTTAAGGGACTTATTCCATTCGTTAGGCTTCTCATCAAGCCCTACTGCACAATACCTGTAAGCATCTGAAGCATGGCTGTGTTGGTCATGCAAAGGTTTATCGCTAAACATCTTAGTATCAGGGTCTACAGCATATCTGTAGTGTCTTAAAGCCTGTAATCCTTCAGCGCATCTATTCTGGTCAAAGTAGCATCTGTTCATCAACATCCTAGCAGAGTTAATGCCATCAGCAATGGACAGTTTAGGAGTTATCCTAACTGGCAATCCCATGCCTTCAATAATCTCTTTAGTGCTGCGACCTGTCATATTCTTGTGTTCTGCATCATGGGGTAGCCAATGATCCCTATAGGTATAACCCTTATTCTGAAGTACTTGGACATAATGGTCAATGGTTTTCTGACAGTTCTGGTAGAAGTCTATGATTCTTACTTCACCACCTGATACTGTCTGCACAAACCAGATACTAGTCATATCACTCCAGCCCAAGTCCCAAAAAGTTGAAACTGGTATGGACATATCTACTTGCACATCTTTAATTCTGTTTTCTTCTTGAGCCTTTCTTAGCTCATTGGCATAGACTGCGCCATCTAATACTTGTCTTGTATTGCCTTCCCAAACATTCAGGTAGGCATCAATATCCCTAGCCTTTAAATCTTCCATCTCATCTCTTAGGACTGATGGAAACCAAGGATTGTCTGAATAGTTTACTTTTACAACTTTTGAATTGCTTGGTGGCATTACTACAAACCGCTTGTAGGTCTCATCTGTATCCAACTCAGGATTGAAAGTAATCCATATCTCTGAGTTTTCTTTACGGATTGTGGGAATTAATACATCCCAGCTAGACTTAGAAGTAGTCTGTGCTTCTTCTACCCAACAGACATCTACACCCTCAAAAGACTTAATCTTTGTGACATTGTGCTTTAGTCCTGCAAACAAGAACTCTGTACCATTCTTGCCATAAATCGCTGTGTTCTGTACCTCATAGAATGACTCTAAGTTCATCTTCTTTATCTGGTCTGCTAGTAGGGCATGAACAGAATCGCTGATAGAGTTCTGGAACTCTCGAGCGCATAGTATTCTTAATGGTTTCTGAGCGCCCAAAGCCAATAAAGCTATAGATGCACCCCAAGACTTACCAGATCCTCGACCACCATAAGCCACCTTATATCTGTGTGGCTCAAACAAGAAGCTCATCTTTTCTGGTAACTCTAGATTGAGTTCACTCATTCAGGCTTCTTGAGATTGATGTTGATAGAAGTTATTGTTTCAATCGCTCCACCATCCAAGCCAGACATCTCTGTAACTTGAATTGCTTTGCCATCTACCCTATCCATGATTTCTTTAACAGCCCAAGGTTCTCCATCTTCAGCAGCTTCTACAAGTTTCCTAGCAATCATTCTTAACTTGATAGCATCTTCCTGTACTAGCTCTTTCCTTAATTGGTCAAAGAACATTCTGCCTTTCTTGGCATTGATGTTGTTTGGCTGTCCACCTACCGAATTTTTTGATTCGATTGTTAAGTTATTGTTTTCTTTACTTTCTTCCATTCCAATCCCTTGGGGTGTTGGTTGATGATGTTGCAAATATACAACAGTTTTACTAATCTAGCAAACCTTCTACTGGTTGGCTGTTTTTTTCTAGTATCTTTACATCTGTAGGGTCAAAGACTACAAAGTTAGAAGTTCCTTTGCCTGCACTACGGCTACTTTCGTCTAAATAGCGAATACCCTTAATTCCAAGTGAATTTAATACATCTGATGATTCTTTATAAACATTAGATACATCAGATTTTCCATAAGCCAATGTTGTTGTTATTCTTTGATAAATTGACTGCCCTGTTTCCATTGGGTCGTAATCATCCCCATTCTTGCTATAAAGATAAGGGTCATATTTAGCCAAAGCATCTTGCACAGCTTTTGGTTGGTCTTTTAATGGCTTGTCATAATCAAGCATCTTAGGGATGTATTCATCAGGTATATCTACTTTGTATAGATTGCCTTTAGATGTTAATTGATTAGTTTTTAATAAATCAATAGCATCTTGCAATTGTTTATTGGCTTCAATTTGTTGCGGATTTTTAGAAGAACTATTGTTTTTAAGTGTTTTTTCTAATTGTGCTACAGCATTATCACCATGCACATTTAATGTATCTTGGGCAATTCTTTGGGCATCCCAAGGTGTTGTATCAGGTTTACCAGCCATAAATTTACCAACATAACTTCTGTCTGTTGCATAACTTTTAGCTACATCAGGTGCTTCTGCAAAATACATCCCATGTCCGTATGATTGTGCGCCCTCACCAGTTCCTACCTTATTAATATCAAACTTACCTAAGATATTGTGTGGAGTTCCATGAAAAGCTGTAATACCAGCAGGAGCAAATCCAACAACATTATTCAAATACCTATCACTAAGCATATTTAAAGCATTTTGATTTGTTACTTCTAATGGATTATTAGGATTTCCATGAGCTTGTTTCCATAGGTCTACATTCTCTAAATGAGAACCAATCAATCCACTTGCTGTATTTTCAATAGACTGCATAGGGTTAGTCAAAAGACCATAGACTCCCCTCTTGAGCTGGTCTGCTCCAGAGTAGATGGCAGGTAATACACCGCCTAGAAGTCCTTGTGCCATTATTTCTTTACCCCATAAAAGTATAAGTCTTTAGTCTGAGCATTAACAGAGAACTCATATTTTGAGAACATTCTGTCTAAA